CTCGCTGATACTGGGCCTCTCTTGAAGCCTCCATACCTGCGGCTGAACTTAGTCCACCCATTGCCACGCCCAACTGTTCGTTACCGATACCCATAAGATTAGATTTCAGACCTAAGTTTCGGTCTCTCTGGGCTAATACTGAGTTGTTCACTGCACCAGTAAAGTTCGACGCATTACCTAAAGAATTCATACGATTTTGCGATGCCTGTTGAGCACCTGTTAGACTTGCACCGTAACGGCTCAACGTGCGTTGTTGCATTCCATCAGAAACCTGCTGCCCAAGAACCTGGGAAGATTTTGCATTGTCGATCATCGCCCTGCTGTCAGTGTCGGCCAACAATGCTTCTTCTGTACTACCAAATTTGTCTAGGTAATTCTTGAGCTCGTCTCGTGAAATGTTTGCAAGCGTCTCTTGAGCCATTGACCCTGCATCGGTTGATACTGTTCGATTTTGCTCTTCACCTATTCTGTTAGGCTTATAGTCTATAGGCACACCTTCTTTAAAACCTTGAGATGGGGGTCCTGTGTTAGGCCCTTGGCTGACGCTATTAAACATATCGCCGAGTTTATCTAATACACCCATTACCTTACTCCTCTGTGACCGAGTCCCACTGTGCTTGGGTTATTTAACTTGTCTATTTGCGCTTGTAGACGATCTAATTCCGGTGTTTTTACAGGGTTAAATTTTGTATATAGACCCGCGCCGAGATCGCCAGCAAACGCCATGTTTGTATCTTGCATGCTGCTGGCTGCCTGTGACTTAGCGACAATTTCTTGGTTCTGAGCACGGGCTGCTTGGGATAAACCTTGCATTGCTGTGCTACGACCACCTTGCCCAATTTTAAGTGCGCCCAGTTGTGCTTGGTCTCGAACAGTTGTTGCTTTTTGATCTGCTGAAGCCAATGCGCCACCAAGAGCATTGCTTTGTATAACACCCTGCTGGGCTTGTGTACCTATAGAACGACCGCTGCCAAACCCGCCACTGCTACCGGAAGCACCCAAGCTGGCACCCTGACTTGAAGAAAATGCCTGTGCCGTATCAGCGTTTGCTCTACCGCCAAGGACTGCAGAAACATCGCGCCCAGACTCCTTAACAAAACCTTCTTGCAGGGGTCTGTACAACTCTTTATGACGATTAGAAATTGTGTTGGCGTTATCGACCAATGCTTTTTCATGCGGCCCCGCTTTTGCTTTTGTTGCTGAACTACCCATTTCTATTCACCTGAAAGTGGTATGTTACGAATGCTGGTTCAAAACCTAGCTCCTTAACACGCTTGCCCCAACCTAATCGGGCTGAATTAAATTCAATACGTTCGACGCCCAACTTGTTTGCCAGATCGTGTCCTGCTGCGATGGCTTCTGCAAAAACATCTAATCCTGGAGTAAGCCATAAGTGGTCAATAACTAAGGTAGGCATCTCTTCGTACCCAGAATCGTATTGGCTAAGTATTACAAAACCTAGACGATCCATACCTTCTTCAATCCAATACAGATGGACCTTGCCTTGCATGAGGTGATGGTAGATGTCAGCAGCAACAAACTTTGCTTGAACCTTGCGGATAATCTCCGTCATGCCATTCTCAAAGTATAAATAGTCGGTCCTGATCTCGTCCTTTGTAGCCGGCACTAACTCGACCATCTACAGACCTCCGTACCTAATGCGCTTGCGGGTTGGGCCATTACGCCCATCTGCTTTATTAGAGGCGTCTTGGATATGTGCCTGAAACTCAGCTTCATGTTTCATTGCGCGTTGTGGATTTGCCCAAGGCATATCTTGCGCGTTAAAAAGGTTGGCTAGTGCGCCTGCCATGATTCCATCAACGTAGTTTTCTACAAACTCAGTATCAATACTGGTTGCAGTTAGCGAAGGTTTAAGGGATGCGTACAGGGTAATGTTATCGTTGGAAGTTTCTGGTACTGGAACCAAGTAAATTTTCTTGTTGCTTGGGCGAATATAACTCTTTGGGGTGCCCATTTCGGTGCGCCATGAAGGGTTTTCGTGGTTAGCACCTTGTTCTGTTTCAGGGGTTATTTCTTTTTTGCCTAGCGTTGCAGAGTGTATGTCTACCAAGTTTGTGTTTTTTGGTAGATCAATCTCATACTCAAAAAAACCCGTGATTGTAACAATAGGTTCTAAAGTGACTCGGTATGCATCACTGCGCCTGCAAAAACTTAACGTTGCGTCTTTTATTGCTTTTTCCACAACAAAATCAGGACACCCTGTAATGTGGTAAGGAAGTAAGCTAACCATGTCTTTGTAATTCATAGGTTACACCTGTGCTACTGTGCGCATGTTCGGGCTAGCCACAGAATCCAATTGAATTTTTATGCCAAGAGAGGCAGCTAACGTTTGATAATGCTGAGCACTACGCTGACCACCAATCTGATCTGTTTCCTTCGCATAGGCGCGATATAGGATGTAATCCAATAAGTTGTTTGCGTGTATGTCTGGAATAGTTATGTTGCCGCCAGATGAAACTTGCGTAGGCTCTACTGCGTACACGGCTTCAATGTACCCGTTGCCATTATTAGGGGGGTAAACATAAAATGTTCGGGGGTCTAACTCGTCAAATGTGTAGTGATCAACGACCGCTGTTGCTGTTTCGCTATGCCATAATGGCTTGCGCGTATCTAATACATCGCGATCAATAACCCTAACGACCTTTCCACCAACGCCTGCGCTTGATAGATTTCGGACAAGTCTTAATACTTGCAAGCCGCCTGCAGGGATAGACTGTTTAGTACCAGCGACCATCGTTACAGATTGGTTAATCGCACTGACTGACGGTTTAAGAAGGCACACTTCTCTTTGACCATCGTTTAACCAGGAGAGCAGTTCAGTTGTTGGCCAACGGACTGCTGATTCATCTTGTAAAATCGTCTGAGCTTTACCGATGATGTCGTTCGATGAAATGGCCATTACGCCTCGCTAATTTCAGCCCATGCAATATCGCGCTGTAATTGAGTGATGTCATAACCTAGAATCTTTTCTAAGCTACGAACTTTAGGTTCGCCGTTCTTTGAGAAGGACTTAGTGTCGCCTTCCTCTATTAACTGCTCAATAGCAGAGACAATCTCCATAGTGCGGTCTTCGTCTGAGACCTCATCTATTACGACTTCTTTAACTGCAGCTGTCTTAGCTGTCTTTTTACTACCTACAGGATATGCTCCTGCAGCAATACATTCGTCCACTAAAGGTGGTGGGACTTCTTGCGCAACACCAGCTTCAAACCAAGCCGATTGGCCTGTCGTACTGCTTACGTGCATTGCCTTATCAGAAATCAACATATATAAAACTCCAAAAAGCCCCCAGCGTCCTGCCGGGGGAAGAGGCCCTAATTATTTAAAGCGCAGTGTCTAGCGTGATTACGCCAAAGTCTTGGACGTCGCCAGTTACCATGCTTGTGTACTTTGGCTTACGGAAGCCTAAGATCTTACCGATTGAGATACCGTGCTGGTTTCCGTAGTCGTAAGTATCTTCAACCCAATCAGCGTCGCCAATGTCAGCCATTGCCAATGCTTGTGCGCCACAGAACAAAACACGTTGTCCGTTTACTGCACCGCCGGCACCAAACTTACCATCAGATGCTTCACCAGAAGTGTCATATACATGACGGAACTCATGAACCATTACGCCGTCTACCATTACGGAAGAAGAACCTGAGAACAAAGAGTTAACTGGTCCACGGTTGCCTGCGTTACGAACGTTAGCTAGGAAATCAGCGTCTAACTTGAGCTGAGCCATGCCTTGTGGGGTAACGAACATATGGAAACCTTCGTCACCACCTTTGCCACGTACACCACGCATGTAGTGATCTTTGGCGTAAGCTTTTAGGTTTACAATATTCTTGTAGCCTAAGATGCCAGAAGCAAGAAGGTTACCAGTACCAACAGTACCGTCAGCTTTTGCAACTAAGGTACGTGCACTGGTAGGAGCAGAAACGTCGGCAGAAAACTCAAGGTTGCTCAAGTTTTGGCCAGTTGCAGCTACAGTACGAGCGCCACCGTTGTTCTTCTTGGTGTATGCCAAACCAGACAAAGTTAAGAATGCAATCTGGTCCATACGGTCAGCCATCCAGTAAGCCAATGAATCTTTAGAGGCTTCGCGGAAGTTTACGATAGACTTTTGGTCGGCTAAACGGCCAGCCAAACGGTTTGCATTACGCATCTGGTCGATACGAACTGTGATGTCTGAACTAGAAAGTGCTTCTTCGTTGCCTTCTAGAGTGTAGTCACCTACAACACCGTCTCCAGACAAGTCAGCTAGCAAAGTTAAAACAGCGCGTGCGCCCTTTTCACTTTTAGTTAAGTCAGTAATGCGCTGAACCATGGCGTTAGAGCCAGAACCAGCGAATTGGTTAATGAAGGATGCGTTACGGGCAGCGTGCCAGAAGTCGCGAGACCATACGGTCTTTTGCTCTGAAGTTAGAGCGGCAAAGTTAGTTAATGCCATGAGAAAATCACCTATAAAAAATTAAATAAAATATAAGCATTGCTTATAAACGGTCGCCATTAATCAGGCAGGGGCGACAACCACTGCATGCTGTTGGACGTGTCGTGCCCGAACGAAATAGCGACCTTTTTTAGAGGGACGAACTCATGGCCTTTTTAAGCTGGCGAATGCTGCCGTGTGTCGTACGGCCTTCGATTCAAGAGGCTTTAACAGTTGTCGTACTGTAAGACGAGCCTGTGTACCTATATTAGCACAGCTTATAAATTAAAGGAAATTGATGATCTATTAAAAGACATCATTCGCCCGCAATAATCTATTAAAAGACATCATCTACTATAATGGGGGTGTGCTCTCCCACAAAAGCCCCCTCAATATTAAATGCCATGAACTCTCTAGCTTCATGCATACCCATACCCCGATCAACGAGGTTTTGTAGTATTTTCATGGTGGAATACACAACTACTGGGACTGCCTCCCTTTCAGACATCCCAATAATTGCATCGTCGAGACCATCCATGAAAAGAAGTCCAGGGAACTCCAATTCGAACGCTGCTTCTATTTCCTCGCGCATTAGCCGAAGTCCCCACGTAACCGTTTCATTTGGGCATCGGATAGTTTGTCAAAGTCAGCGTCCGTCATGGTGCTAATGTCGACGACATCGTTACCGCGCGTTGCTGCACTTTCGCCAGCCAATTTTGCAGGTTGTTTATTAGCAGCTTCTAGCTTTTGCTTCACATCCGTTGTGCGCTTTTTAGCTGTCGGCTTAGACTCAACCGCTTTTGGCTGTAACAACTCAGGCATGCTCGAAGCTAATGTCATACGAACTGCTTTACGCAGTGCGTCAGCTTGTGCCATACCTCTTTCTGCGTACATCCCCATGAGCTCGTTAGCATCTGCGATCATGTCCGCGTCAGCTTGGTCACTGTTGGAATCTAGCACCGGATATGAAGCCATCATGTCTGAAACGGCGACATCAAGATCTAACTGCTGCTTGGTTACATTCGTTGTATTGTGAATGTCCTTGCGCAGTTCTTTGGCCATTGAATCCCGTTCTGCACTGCGGATTTCTTTGCGCACTTTTTGTGCTTTATCCGTCTCACCATCGAGAACTGCATCCATGTATTCGGCTTCTTTACCATCAAAATCGAACTCTGGCTCTGGAGCTTCTTCAGGTTTTGAACGTTCCTCAAGCTTAGCAAGGCGGTCTTCAAGCTGCCGTCTACGAGCGATCTCTTCGTCCATGCGCGACTTGGGCACCATGTGCGACTTCTCATCCGTTTTAGCGGCTACTTCCTCGACTTCTTCTTCGACTTCTTCGCCTTCTAGTCCAGCTTCGTCACCCTCTAGCTCAGAATCGACTTCTTCTTCGCCTTCGGCTGCTTCGGCTTCCTCTTCGGGCGCTTCCTCTTCGGCTTCTGCTTCATCAGCGACCTCAACTAAATGCGCAATAGCGGCATCTGTCGGATCAACTTCTTCTTCAGGAATATCGCCGCGATCTAAACTACTAGCGTCAAATTCTTCGCGACCATCTCCCCCTGCGAACTCGTCAAAGTTATTATCTTCAATACTGTCATCGTGCTCTAAATTGGCACTTATTTTTGATTTAGGCATTAGGGCCTCCGTTGGTTTAAATAAAACTACTTGGGTAATACATTTCCATCAGGGTTAGCGGGCTTTTGCCCTTGGGCACCAAGCCGCATTATTTCTGCTGCAATCTTGGTGGTTGATTGGGTTTCAGAAGCCTGCTCTTTTTGAGTTGCAGACAACTCAGCCAGTTGCATACGCACATCCAATTCTTGACGCTTCAGAGCCATGCGTGCTTCTAGTTCAGCCATCTCCTTCTCAGGCTGCGTATCTATATCGTTTGCTTTTGCTGCAGCAAGTTGCGCTTGGGCTTGCAAATGAGCCGCTTCTGATTGAAGCTTTTGCATCTCTAACTTCACCTGTTCCATCTGGATCTGCTGTTGCATCTGCGCCGCTTCTTGCTGCTCTGGCGATTGTTCAACACCTGTGATCATTCGGATACGTTTAGCAAGCTCAGCCTTACGCTGAAGATGTGAATACTCAATAATGGCGTCGTCAGGAATGGCAATGCCTACTTGGCGTAACTGCAATGCTTCTGCAAACTGCGACTCATCAAACGTGTCGCGTGCTGGCATAGAAGACACAACAACGTCGTATTCACCTAACGTCATGTCATTAACAACTTCGCCTTCGGGGGTCATTTGGTTTAGTACCAACTCTTCCCGAGGTT